ATCTTTCTTATCGTTTGCCTGGTCTAATCACAGTTAATTTTCATGGTGGTGTTCACCCTTTGATTGCAGCCTATGTGATTTATAATGATGCGAAACGTCACAGGGATCTTGAGCCACGAAATATAATTGATGCGAATGGGCGGTTTGGACGTCTAGTTAGAGCGGTCTCCCCAACATGAAACCCGTTGTGATTACCATTGGTGGGTCTGAGCTCACGACTTGGACTGAGATGACTTTGAAGCGTAGTAAGGAAGAGATGACTGGAAGTCTATCAGTCACTATCTTTGCTGGTGCTATACCATCTGGTCCAATGGTCCGAGCTGCGGTAGCGGGGGCAGAGGTACTGGTCTATATTGCGGGACAACTTGCTTTCACTGGAACTGTCGATAAACGAAAAGGAACGGGGTCGAAGAAAGGTAGAGCTGGAACTAAAGAAAAGGATACAGGTAAGGCTGGAACTTCGATGTCGACTAATATCGGACCAGATGAATATACGATCAAGCTCACAGCTCGAGGTAAGACTAAACGTCTGATTGATTCGTCGCATCAACATCCTACTACCAATATGTTAAAACCTACGACTAAAGAAGTCTGCGAGAAATTGATTGAACCCTTCAAAGTACAACTCGATTGGAAGGGTGAGACTATCAAGTTGGATAAGATGCGCTTTCGCGATGGGTCCCGTGTGGTGGACGAACTTAATCGCGTCGCAGTTGAAAACTGTTATTTTATGTATGAGACTCGCGAAGGGAAATTATGCGTCACAGACGGCTGTGCTGGACAGAGTGGCGATCCTTTAATTCTCGGAATTAACATTCTTGAGTTCTCTGCTGAGCAATCTGAAGAGGAACAAAAGTCAAAAGTTAAAGTAAAGGGGCAGCGTTCTAAGAAAAAGATTTGGGGCGAGAAGGCTGTTTTGAAGACTCATAAGGAGATGGAAAATAAGAAGATGAAATCATTCGTACCCCATATCGTTCAACACAATGGGGATGCGGATGAGAAGACGTTAGAGCGCCGCGCTCGATTTGAAATGAATGCGCGTGCTGCTAAAGGTAAGAAGATCGAGATTGAAGTATTTCATGTTCAATCGGAAGGCGGTCCTTGGGATATTGGTAACATGCACTACGTCGAAGTACCGCCCGAAGGTATTTTCGATGTATTTGAATGCACTGAATTGACTTATACAGTAAATCACGATAAGACAATCAAAACCAGTTTGACCTTATCCCCTCCTCCCTCTGGCGGCGCAGATGGTGCAGCAGGAGGATTTGGACTCAGTAATATCAATTTCAATACAGGGTCAGCACGCAGATCTCAATCTGGAATATCTATGACGGAAGGTCAATTCCCAGATGCATGGTCACCCTTAGATTTGTCTGTTATGCCTTTCATGTCTGCTTCTGAATCTTTAGAACAGATGGCGAAGAATGAACCGGAGAACCAACCGGCTTCCCCGCCCCTTACTTTGCCACCATGGTTCGGAGAGATTGCATGACCAGTTTTACTCGCTATCGTGAACGTTCGAGGGATATCAATGACGGAACAGAACGTCACGTCTGGGGTAAGCAAGAATATATCAAAGGTGCAGGTTCGATTATTAAAGTGCGAGGAACCGATACTGAAGATCAGGAAGCTGGTGTTCTAAATATTGGAGGTGTTTCTTTTAACGTCAAAGAGAAATTTAATACTGAGGTTATGCTTCTCGCTTCTTCATCTGACACCACATTGAAGATGGCAATCCTTACCATCCCGAAGGATAAACAGCGACGGTGGATGGAGGGGCATGGTGGTGTTCAACATCCTACCGATGATACGTTTGCTCTAGACTTCAGCGATTCTCTTGCTCATCTGACTAAGAATAAGTTTGCGGTCGGTGAGAAAGGTGAATTCGAAGTCAAAGGAGATAAAGTTTATATCCGTGCCAGTCAAGTAATTATTGAGGGCGAGCTCGTTGTTAACAAGCTTGTTAAGACACCTCAAGTTGTAAACGGTAAGGAAAGCATTCCTGGCTTCGAAGGCAGTAAACAAGCCGAAGCTAAAGATGACGACAATGAATGATATAGACTGCCTGACCAGTACAGAGGGGAATCGTCGTAGGTTCTGGTCGACGATGGATTCTTGTGGTCGATATAATTTGTGTGGAGCAGAGTGTTCTATTCCTGGACTTCAATACATCGATAAACCAGAAGGACGAACAATTGCTAACGATGATTGGATTCGAAGTCTTATTTTGAATATTCTTAACACGCGAGCTAGAAGCGATATCAAATGTCCGACACCTGCTGGAACCTATGGACACTGGTCAGAGAGTTACAGAGACGACGGACTCTATATCGGAACCCGTGTCTACAATGTCGCTGAGAAGGCGTATGCTAAGATTCTAGATGGAGTCAAAGCAATCGGTGCAGCTATTCGCAGCGATATTGGTAAATTAATCATTCTCGAAATAGCTGATGATGTTGATGTTGATGTTGTGTATCGAGGTCGTTCTCGAGTTGATGTAACGATCACCGTTATGCTGCGTTCCGTCCGCCGAACAGTTAATCTTTCCGGTACTTACAGTACCGATACATGGGTATGGAACTGATGTCCTGCGTCATTCCTAGGCCAGATCCTAAGCAACTGTTCGATCAGATTAAGAATCAGTTCTCATCGACGGTCTTGGGTGGCGCACAAGTTATTCCCGAATCAAATGAATGGTATGTCGTCTCGAACGACTATGCTGCCGCAGAACAATATTTCGCCGTCGCTGACCAAATGTGGCGCGAGGCAAACCCTGAGACCGCCTGCTGCGATAATCTCTACAAGATGGCAGCGCAGAATGGAGTATACCCGCGCCCGCCATCCCATGCTGAGGGATATGCAAAATTAACAGGTGTTCCTGAAAGTCCTGTTCCTCCATATCTTGAGATCTTAACTGAGATTGGGACGTTCGTTTCTGTTGGTTCTGTTCCGCTTCAGTTATCTTCAGAGGGAAAATTAGTTATTCATATTCGAGCTCTGACACCTGGATCAGAGATGAATTCAAACGGTGGGGTGACTGAAGGAACTCTGGTTACCCCGGCTCCTGGAATCGATACCGATGTACAGATTTGCGGTGGCCAATTCTGTGGCGGAGCAGGTGAAGAAACTTGTGAAGAATTTAGAAAACGATATCTTGAACGTTTGGCGTATCAGCCCCGTGCTACGATGGCATGGATCAAAGAAAAGTTTATGGAATACCCTTGCGTATCTCGAGTCTGTGTTCGAGAAGGTGCCTGCTGCCGTTGTGGTGGAGAGTGCGGTGATTTCGGTTGTAAGAACTGTGGAAACATGATGCAGTTCTATGTCCTGTTTGATGGAGTATTTCCTTGCGGGATTCCTCCTCAACATGTTGTCGACGACATTACAAACTGGATGTTCGGAGAGCATCAAGGCTACGGCGAAGGTCAGGTGGAGATAGGTGTGTGCGGACAGGTGTTCGTTCCGAAACCGCTTCCAGTGAACGTTATCATTGATATCGCTGGCTGTCCAAGTACAGCACAGAAACAGATCATATCTGATTATATTACCGAGTTGTTTTTGAGAATCTGTCCTTCGATGCCTCTTAGAGTCAAGCAGATTGATTTGATCATAGCTTCAGTTATTGGACCGGAGATCAATGCCTCAGCTCACTTCGAAATAGTCGGCTACGAAGATAAGATTCCTCCTTATCCTCGAGAAGATGTCTGGGTCACTTCATGCGGGGATCTTGAGCCTGAGTGTGATGTTCTACCTTGTCTTAATGAGATCTCCTATTCTGGGCCTGAATCGATGAGGCCCCCATGTTGAGATCTTCTCCGCCATTAAGCGGTACGCCGCCAATGGCGATGATACCAGTTACTATACTGGGTGCGGATGGATGTGTTCCATTTAGAGTACCTGAGTATGAGGGCTGTTGTCCTCCTCCGCTTTGTGGAAATGATCTGTGCTGTACCTTTGTGGCATTCTTTAATCTACTTCCTTCTGGACCTATGTGGGACTATTGGAAGGCGGCTGCGATCAGTTATTTCGAAAGAAATGATGATCCTGCTGAATGTCCTATTGTCAAAGATCCATCTTGTCCGTCTTTGATCTTGCATGCTATCTATACAGTTCTTAGATTACGTCATGTCGTTCACAATGCGCTTTGGCCTGCTTTTAGGGAGAGCAATCCCACCACGGCCGTTACTACACTCGACGCGCATCTTGCGCGTCTGCATTGGGAAGATTGTTATCGTCAACATTGTCGTTCTGTTCTACTTGGAGAACTGACTCCTTACGAGATCTGGACTGAATGTGGTCCTGTGTTTTGTGAAGTTGATTTTCCACCCGAACTAGAAGCTGCGGTTAAGAAAGGAATCGTCACTGCCCTAAGTAGAGCCAACATGGGGATAATCAAAAACCTATGCGGTCTAAATTGGATCATTGAACCTCTTGGTGCCAAGATCGTACCAATCTATCCACCTCCCGCTCCTGATCAATCGCTACCTGATCCGTGCGATGTGTATAACTGTTCAGATGTTGCATTTCAGATTATTCATAGTCAAGACTGGCTCGAGGGAGTAGGGTCTGGAGATATCTGCGAAGTGAATCAACCTCCTGATAAAGTTTCAGCAGTGTGGGATCGCGCTTGTGACAAACCAGCGGGTCTTCCTGATCAGATATGGCCGGGAGTTCTAGCCGCAGAATGCATCATTCGTTCGATGCTTCCTACAAGTTGCCCACCTAACATCACACGGGGCTGCTGAAATGCCAGGTATTCTTCCAGAGCTCGAAACCGCAGGTGCAGTCGTTTACCGCGATGCGGCGGGTAATCCCACTCATCCACCTGATGTGCAGAACGCCTATCCACCTCTGCCTGCGTTCCTGTCTAACTGCGAGTTGACAGCACTTCCGGCAGACTGCGATGCGCGGATAGAACCGAAGCAGGTCAACGCGATTGTTTCGGAGCTGCTCAGCTTTGCGGAATGTCTCGATCCTGATGGACCTTGGGATTGC